CGGTTCCTGATATATCATAAGAGTCGCAACCAAACGCTCCCATGTGTTCATTACCAGGATATCTCACACCATTTTTTAATATAACTCTATTTTGTAATTCCTGTTTTGGAACCCAACTTACTTTAAAACGTCCTTTTGGATCTGGATAAAAAATAACTTGTGTATCTTTTATACCGTTGACCCATTGAAAATTACCAGTTGTAATTCCAAGGGTTCTAGACATTTCTTCGTTATAATCTATTTGTTCGTATATTTTTACAAGATTAAATATACTACCTTTTGCTTCATCTCTAAAAGCGTGTTCTTCAGTTCTAGGAAATTGACGGTAAAACTCATTTAAAGCATCTTGATCATCTTTTAAACCATCAGCTTCGTTTTGCCAATTATCTATTACACCTACATCTATTAATTCTCCATCGGGTGCGAGCACATCGATATCAGGAGTATTAAAGACTGGAATTCCATACTCGTCAATAAATCCTTCGTAGTTCCATTCCATTGGGATAAACAAAGAGTAGAGACC